TTAGCTGAAACCTTTATTGATAATTGGAATGAAAACTTAATACCTATTTTTAACGAAAGAGATAACAAGGAATATTATATTAAATTAGATACTGAAAAAATAGAGGTTCTTCAGAAGGATAAGAAAATGGAAGCTGAAAAATCAAAAATAATGATTGAAGCTATTCTTCCAATTGCTGAAAAAGTAAGCATGGGAACTTTAGAAAGAGCAGCAGCTATTCAAATTTTAATTTATACGTACAAAATAACAGAAGAAGAAGCCGAATTACTTATCCCTCAATCAGTAGCAAACGAAAATAACCAAGACAATGAGCAATAAAAAAGGATATAAGCGTAAAAATTGCGACTTTGAAATAAAAGCAGACGCAAAAAATCGAATGGTAGAGGGCTATTTTTCGGCTTTTGACAATATTGATTCTGATGCAGACAAGATTTTAAAGGGTGCTTTTACGAAATCAATCAAGGAGCATGGTCCAGATTCTTCAACAAATAGGAAAATCGCACATCTTGCTTACCACGATGTTACACGTCCTATCGGTGTGATTGAGGAATTAAAGGAAGATGATAAAGGTTTGTACTTTCGTTCTAAAATGGGCGAACATACTGAAGGAGAAGATTTTCTTAAAATGTATGAAAGTGGTATTATCAGAGAACATAGTATCGGTTTTAATTACATTGCTGATAAAATAAAACAAGTAAAAGAAGGAGATCAAAACATTTGGGAAATCCAAGAAGTAAAACTTTGGGAGGGTTCTGCCGTTGTTTTTGGTGCTAATTCAGAAACTCCAAACCTTGCGATTATAAAAAGTCAAGAAGATATTAATACATTTTTGGAGGATTACAATGAGCGTATGGAAATTTGCATAAAAGCCGTAATGGATTGTAATCTTTCACAAAAATTTAATAACTTGTTTCATCTTGAATTAGAAGCCTTAAAAATTGGATATAATTCACTTGTAAAATTTGAGCCGTTTAACAAAAACACTCAGGAAATTAACGAGCCGGACACCGAAAAAGAGGACCAAATCAAGAGAGAACAACAAGAACAAGAGCAAAGAAAGAAATTATTTTATTAATTAAATTATATAAAAATGAGTTTAACATTCGCACAAATCGAATTTAAAACTGCTGCTGAAAAGTTAGCAATGACACAAGAAGAACTTGCTTCATATTCTGCAAAGCAAGAAGAAACACAAAAAAAGAACTGGGAAGCTGTTGAAGCATACCAAAAAGAAGTAGCTTCTAAGCAAGAGGAGAATGCTAAAAAAGCTGCTGAGTTAGAAGTTGCTTTAAAAGAGCAAAGCAAAGTGATTACTACTTTGAAAGAAAAAGGAAGTAATTCTTTAGCTAATGCCTTAGAAAAAAAGACTTCTTCTATTAAAAAAGCGATTGAAGAAATTGCACAAAAAGGAAAAGCTTCTTTCTCTTTAGATCAAAAAACTATTACTTCGGCTTCTGTTGTTGATGGAACTGATCAGTACTTTTATGGTCTTGATGGAATTGGAAAACAGCCAGTTCGTATGTTGGTTATGGAGAATTTATTTTCTTCTGTAAATGTTGGTCCTAATTCAGGAGGAACAATTCGTTACACAGATCAAGATATTTTGACAAGAGGAGCGAATAACGTCGCAAACTGTTCTTTATTTCCTGCAAGTGATATTACTTGGAAAACAACAACTGACACGATTAAAAAAATCGCTGATTCTATTCCAGTTTGTAAAGATGCAATGGAAGATTTTGGATTTATTGAATCTGAAGTAAATACTTTCATCTTAGAAAATTTACGTTTGAAATTAGATCAACAATTATTGTTAGGTACTGGTACTGGTATCGAATTAAATTCTGTTGATTCTTACGCTCAAACTTGGGGTGTTGCTGCTGGTTCTCCAATCGAGGGAATGGCTGCTTCTATTCCTTTTCCTACAACATACGACGTTTTAGCTTCTGCTATTTGTCAAATTGTTAATTCTGGACAAGCAAATAGAGCTTATTACAATCCTAACGCTATTGTGATGAACCCTACGGACGTTTGTCAAATGAAATTAGAGAAAGATGCTGATGGTAATTATTTATTACCTTTGTATTTTTCTGCTGATGGAATGAGTATTGACGGCGTTCCAGTTTATGCTTCTCCTTTAGTTCCTCAAAATTCTGCTTATGTATTTGATTCTTCAAAGGGAACAATTTACACAGAAAGAGAAATTCAAATTGAAATGGCTGATGAGCATGGTACAGACTTCTTAGAAGACTTTATTCGTATCAAAGGTTCTATGCGTAAGCAATTAATCGTAAGAACAGTAAACACAAATGCTTTCTTAAAAATTGAAGACATTGCTGCTGCTAAAACTGCTTTAGCGAAACCATAATATAAACAAAAGCCCAGTCTTAATTGATTGGGCTTTTTAAATTAATTAATCATGATTGTAAAATTTACAAAAGCTCATAATATTGGTATTCCTAAAGGAACAGTAAAAAGGATTGATAATAAATTAGCTGAAAGATTTATTAGTGATGGATATTGTCAAGAAGCAACTGAAAAAGAACATAAAGCGTATTTAAAAAAATTAAATGATGCTAAAGCAAAAGCCTTAAAAGCTTTGAACACACCAAAAAAAGAATGCAAAGAGTGTGAAGAGAACAAGACCTCTAAAACAAAAACAGTTTGCAAAGAGTGTGAAGAAAAAAGATTAAATAAAAAATAATGTTAGTATTACAAATTTCTGATTTTACAGTAGGAAAGTACAAGATTCCGCAAGCTAAAGGAGTTTGTGAAGGTCAGCTTCAGGCTTATATTGATAGATATGAAAAAAGATGTCTTCAAGATTTATTAGGCTGTGAATTATCAGAACTTTTTGTTGATAATTTGACTGATGGAGTTCCAACTGATCCAATTTATTTGGCACTTTTTAATGAAATTTGTATTGATTTAAGAACTGGATTTTTTAACTCATATTATTGGGCTACCGGTTTGTGTTATTGCCAACCGAAAAGAATAATTTCAAGAGGGATAAAAGAAATGCTAAAGGGGTTTGTTTTCTTTCAATACATGAGAGATTTCCCTAATCAAAGAGATATTACTGGAATTAATCGTGTTGATAGTGAAAATTCTAATATGGTCGATTTTGCTCAATGGGGTGTTTCTGAATTTTATAATGAAAGTATTGAGGATTATAATAATATACAATATTATATTTATGAAAATCAAGACACTTATGATGCTTTCAATGGAGTAAGTAAAAAGAAAATAGGATTAATTTAACAATAAAATATATAGATATGCCAATTACTACAAATTGCAATCATTTAAAACAGTTTTATCTTCAAGTTTTAGGTGTTGATGTTGACAGGACTTTTTCAGCAACTGCTCCGTTTACAACTGATGCTATTGAAATTAATCACGATTCAATTTGGCAGGTACAAATTGGATTAACTGGAACAGATGCTGACGCTGTTGTAACATTAGAACAAAGTGCTGACGGTATTTTTTGGGATTCTTTACAAAATGCTGTTGCTGTTGACGTTCCTTCAAATGACTCGGTAACTTTTGAAGATAGCTTCTTTTCTGGTCGATACTTTCGCTTAGTCTATGGAGCAGGACCAACAACGGGAACAATTTCTATGATTTTAACTGAAAAACTTTAAAATATGGGGGTTACTATAAGGATACATCAAGAAACTGGAGGTGGTGGAGTTGGTGCTGTTGAATCTTTTAACGGAAGAGATGGCGATGTCCTTTCTCAAAGTGGAGATTACACAACTGCACAAGTCATGCAAACACCAGACAAAAACTATGTTACTGATTCGGAAAAAGTGGCAATTGCAAATACTTCTGGAGTAAACACGGGGGACGAAACGCCTTTATCTGTTAAAACTAAGTACGAGAGTAACGCAAATACAAACGCTTTTACTGATGCTGAAAAAACAAAAGTAACTAATTTGTCAGGAACAAATACGGGCGATGAAACAACGCTTTCAATTCAGACTAAACGACCAATTAAAACAGTCGAAGGGCAAAGTTTAGAAGGTGTCGGAGATGTTTCGATTGATGTTGGAGTTATTTCTTTCAATGGAAGAGATGGCGTTGTAGTTTCAGCTAATGGAGATTATACAACTGCACAAGTTACAGAAAGCACGGATAAAAACTATGTTACTGATAGCGAAAGTACAGTAATAGGAAATACTTCTGGTTCAAATTCAGGTGATGAAACAACTTTAAGTATCCAAACAAAAAGACCTTTAAAAACTGTAAACGGAAATAGTTTAGAAGGGATTGGAGATATTCCAATAAGTGGTTTTGATCCAGTAGCTGAGGGAGTTTTAACAGATTACGAAAGTTCACAAGACGCAACTGTTTCAAGTACGTCTTCAACGGCTGGAGTTACTTATTTAAATTTAAATACTTCAGGCGCTGTAATTGGAGAACCTTATAAATTTACTCTTGCCGTTTCGATTTCTCATAATGCTACAAATTCAAATGCTTTTATTGATGTCAAAGATTTTGGGGTTTCTGTTTTAAATCAAATTTATACGGTTGAACCAAAAGACACTAATAACAGAGCATGGGTTAATTTATCAGGCGAAATTTTACCAAATGTTTTGGGAGGCGGACAATTCCAGTTGCAACTTGATTACGGAACAGACGACTCAGATGATACTACCACTGTTTATTTTGGTTATTTATCACTTCAAAAAGTTAATTAAATGGAAATAGTAAGAGAAAATTTAAACATAGCTGTTAATTCTTTTATGAATGCTTTGAAAAGTGTTGAAGGAATTACAGCAAAAGCGTATGATTCTGAATTGAAAA